AGAAGCTTTTAACTTCTCTATTTCTTCTTTTCTCATACATAAAACCTCCTAAAACTTAATAACATGTTTAAGTTTAAGACACATAAATATTTTAACTCCCGACAAATGGAAGGCTTACACCTTCTATTATGTGGTTAGACTGTTGGGTTGGACACATTGGGGTAAGCCATGATGGGATTGTTAGGTTTAGGCTCGGTTTTTAGAATAGGTATCGGCATTGCTTTATTGTGTGCTTTAGCTTTTGATGTTTACGCTTTTCATGATATAAAACATTTAAACGAAGTGATATTACTTCAAAAACAACAAATCACACAAGAGCAATCTTATATATCTTATTACGCAAACCTATATAACAAAATAAAGCATGATTGTCAACTGAATAGAAAACAGATTATTAAACGATACTCGGTCATCGTTAGAGAAGCTACTACGCCAATACCACAAATACAAATACCTCATCAGAAAAATGAATGTGAAGCTTTAAAGGAGATGATAAATGAAGCGTCTAATTATTTTAGCAAGTAGCCTGTTGCTGTTTAGCTGTGCTATGCAACCAAGAACAATCACGCTCCCGCCTATCACGAAAGAAGTGATTGTGAGATGCCCTGTGCCTAATATTCCACATACAAAAAAACCCATCATAAAAAACAAGAACCAATCACTGAAAAATTGCAGAAAATGTTGAACTACATGTTTCAATTGCAGAGAGAAAACAAATTACTTCGTGATGTTTTAAAAACTTGTAAAGGAGGTAAAACATGAATCACCTAAAAGTCATCGTTCAAAAACATTGGCTTGATATCGTGTTAGCTGTAGTGTTTTTTGCGGTAGCATTTAGCACTACAATTAGTCATGGAGCTTTCTTATTCGCACTGGCAAGAAAGGTAGCACTGGCAAGTGCGGGTTTGGTGTATTATTACACAACAAGATTGTTGAAAATAGGACACATTGAATGGAGGGATCCGTATGACAAAATATATAGTATTGTGCTTCTTATTTATATCGCAATTGTCTTTAGCTTGGGTTAATCCAAGATGCGTTAAATTAGAAAAGCCAATAGAAAAAGCAGCTAAGCAAATTATATCGCCACGCTTTCCCTGGTGGTATAACGTTGCTTTGGCTCAGCAAGAATCCGATTGCACGTGGATAACATCCAGAGATGGATGGGGTAGTGTGGGATATTTCCAGCTTACGCCTGTAGATGAGAATTGGCTTATTAGACCATTATTTCCACACTGGGAAGACCCGTACTCTATGGATGCTTTCTATGGCTTTGCTTATGTGTTGAAAACGCTCATACATTCCACGCCACACCACCTACTTTGGATGGCATATCAGCGCTATAATGGGGGCAATTGGGTTGTGTGGGAATGTAAAGGTGCAGGCTCGTATCAATGGAAGGCTTGTTATGACTATTGCAAGGAACACATCGGACAGCCACATCACAGAGGTTATGTCTGCGTGTGGAGAAGATGGGGAAGATGTGTAGAGTATAGAAGTGCCTGCGATATCAATTACCTTTACTCCTTACACATCTTTGAATGGGGGCAAAAGTATAAACCAATGTGTGCCGTTGATTACATAAACTTTTGGGGGTAAATTATGTTTAAATATCTTAAATCATTATTTATTACGATTGCACTGCTTCAAGGCTTAGCTTTGGCTCAGCCTGTCCATGTTGCCTTTATCGGTGATTCAATCTCTTTAGAACTATAATTTCTCAAAAAAATCCTACACCCCCCTATCCGCAAACGCTTGTCTATCAATATAGAAATGAGGTGTATAAAACACTTTTTTTCTGCAATTTTGCAATGTATCACGATATTCCTACAAAGATAAAATTTTTATAAAAAAATATAGAGATATTTACATTTTGGGGAGTTTCTGCAATTTTGCAGTGTATCAAAAAAATCCTACAGATATAAAATTTTTATAAAGAAGTAGAGAGATATTTATTTTTTATCAAAACCTGCAATTTTTGCAGGTTTTGATATTTTAGTTGTGGGTGGTGCATTCCTGCAATTTTTGCAGGTTCTGTTTTTAATACTTTCTTCTTTCTTTATCTCTATGTATTCTTTCTAACGCTCTTCTCACTTCTTTTTCAATATTTGTCGCTACTGTTGTAGCAACCTCTGGCTTTGTATCTGGTGCAAAATGATTTGTGCTATTCACTATGATATGAAACGTAGTATGTGAGCCCATCCCTACTGCAGCAGCTGGAGCGGGGTTTATTGTGGGTATTGATACTGCTTGTGCTAATACTTGTCTCATTTTTTCAACTAATGGATCTGGTTTTATTGTGTCTGCTATTGTCTGTATTAGTTTTATTCTATGAAGATCTCTTAATGGACCCTCTTTGGCTGGTGAGAATGGCAGTAGGTTTCTTATTCTCTGCACTATGTTTTTCATGATTTGGACAGGTTTACTTGCTACAGACTCAATACCTTGTACAAGCGTATTTAATATGTTTTGTCCAGCCCTAAATAAATTTGTGCTTGAGATAAACCTTATAGCTGCATTCCAAGCATTCGTTATAAAATTCACTGCTTGTGCTATTTTTTGAAACACAAATATTCCCGCTTGCTCTAACAGTTTGAAAATTTTCATCCATAGATGTATATAAAAATGAAAAATTGCAGTAGCTATTCGAAACTCAGCTTGAATAATTGTTATCCATATATGAAACGCTGTGCGAGAAAAATTTATAAAAAACGTTATCGCATGAATGAGAAAAACAATACCTCTGAGTGGTAATGAGAAAATAAAGCCTATGACTTCCCCTATCTCTTTAAATGTTTGAAAAGCGTTGGCTGTGGATTTGACAGCGTGGCTCAGCTGTTTTGCCGTATGGCTCGTTTTCTTCATAGTCTCATGCACTGGTGTGAAAAATCGCACAATAGCACCAAACACTGACTTTAAAACATCCCACAGCTCGCTAAATGCGTGTACGATTGGATGTATCGCAGTACTAAAGGATTTCAAAGCTGGAGCCATTGCTTCTTTAAAGCCTTCTATAAAAGCTGAAATGGCTTTAAAGGCGTTTGGGAAGTGTGTTTGAAACCATGCCGTAATTTGTTTCCAGTGCGTATAAAGTAGATATCCCACAGCTATAGCTGCCACTACGGCTGTGATAAAGAGACCAAGAGGGTTTGTTAAAAAGACTACTCTAAGCATATTCAAAGCTGGTATCAGAAATCTAAATATCATCATTCCTACTCTGAATACTGCTCCTGAGACTTTAAGCAACATAGAAGCAACTTGAATACCCCCTGACAAAAATGAGAGCATAACACTTCCTACTTTTGCAACAACACCAGCTAAAGCCATAAAACCTATAATGCCCGCTGGAGGTAGTATAAGCCAACGTGCAAGTGTTTTGTGTTTGTCTATGAGATTTTGTACGAGCGATAGAAAATCATTGATTTTGTTCATTATAAAAACCAACGGCGGAGCAATCAATCCGCCTATCTGTGCTGCAAGGTTTACAAACGTACCCGCCATCGCTTTGAACGTATTGTGGAAGGTATGCAATAGCACATGCATTCTTTGTTGTATATTTGCTTGCTCTGCAATAGCTTGCTCTGTTTTTTCAATACCCATATATTGCCCGCTGGATATACTTTGCATCATCTTTTGATATTCTTGTGAGCTGATTTTTCCCATTCTCAACAGTGTTTGTGCATATTCTTCTGCTTGTTTTTTTGTTCCTGATAGCAATATACCCATTGATATCATACCACGTTGTCCGAAGAGTTGCTGTATAATTTGCATTCGTGTTTGAATATCTTTCACTTGTGATAGCTTATCTCTCATTACTTCTAAGAATTTCAACATATGAAAATGTCCGCCTTCGAAAAACTGCTTCGAGTCTAATTGAAAGTTGATACCCTTTTTCTGCAATGTGTTTAAATTCTTTTGTAGGTCTACCATCCGCTCAAATGCGTCCTTGAGCGATACACCAGCTTCTGTTCCATCTACCCCTGATTTGTTCAACGCTCCCAATAAAACGCTTATTGTTTTGAAATTTTTCAATCCTTTGATACCGAGCATGCTAAGAGGTGATGCTAAATACTTAGATGCATAAGCCATATCAGAAAGCGTTAAACCTGTTGCAAACTTCACCTTCTGCACTTGATTTACAAATGCTGGAAAGTCTTTGTTTTTGATACCGTATGCGTTTTTGAACTGAGCTATATATCGTGCGACTTGTTCTGTACTTTCGTGTTCGCTATCTTTTGTGAGCACCCACAGGTCAGCAGCAGCCTTAAATGCTCCGTTCGCTATTGTTTTTGCTGACAGCCCATATTCTTTCAGAGCTGTTGCCATCTCGTGGTAATCTTTTGTAGAGCCCGGGTAGATATCTCCGAGCTGGACTGCTTCTTGTTTGATTTTCTTCACATATTCTTCATACTGTTTGTAGGCTTGCGGTGTCATTGCTTTTTTGTTGACCATGAAGGCCACCTCAAGGTTTGCTTCTTGTTCTTGAAACTCTGAATACGCAGCCAGAGACCCTAAGATACCTCCCATCGGTAACGCTGTGGCTTTCAACATCTTGCCTGCAAAGTCGTCTAATTTTTGAGAAAACTTCTCTAAATGCTCTGGATTGAAAGTTTCTTTGATTGTCTTTTGTAATTTTTGAAATGGAGACTGCAAATTTTCAGCTGTCTGTTGTGTGTTTTTTAATTGTTCATCAAGCTTTTTTACTTGTTCTAATGGTTGTGATAAAGCTTTAGAAACTTGATCAAATAGTTTAAGAACAATCTCAACATTATATTGCATCGTCTAACTCGTTGTTTATGTGTTCATAATATTCGTTGAGTTTCTGAGCCCAAAATCTGAGCTCGTCAATATCCATCTCTTTCAGATCAGCATAACTAAAGCCATGCTTAATCATCACTAAGATTGCTGTTGTTCCAACAGGGGGCTGAATAACTTCCCAAACTCACCAGTCAGTGCTATGACGTCTGGTATAGGCATCTCATCTAAATCATCTTCAGTGATTGCTTTTCCGTCTATTTCGACAAGCCTAATCATCAGCATTTTCATAATCTCCGATGGATCATTTGCCATCTTTTGCGCCCAAAATAAATCTTTGCCTTTGCCGTCTTTTATTGTTGCAATCTTTCCAGAAGGTAGCTTTACTTCAGTCATTTATTACCCCCCTATATTTATTCTGTAATTTTGCAGTATGTCAACACCGTTTACACGGTAGATGTTGTTAATCACATCTATTTCTAAGACATCCTGATAGTCCACTTGCAGCTTGTAATACATCACTGACAGAGTTGCCTCTGGCGTTGGAGCTTCAGCAATTTTGAGGTTTCCTTGCTCAAATTCTTTGAATATTCCCCTCATTTCAGCTCGTATCGGAAGCTCTTGAGATACTCCTTGCTGTGTCCAGTGTTGATTTGAGCCTCTGACGATCACATATCGTACTGTGAAAGGATCAGACGCCAAACCTATAAACTCTGGGTATAAGCTGTTGAATTTTATCTTAGCTTCCATTTTTTCAAGACCGCTTGGCAATTGAAACTCTGAATATAAACCCAAGCCTTTTGCGTCTACAAATTTGAATTGCACTTTCGGAAGATCAACTTCTTCAGCTTTTGCGATGAAATCGAAGCCGTCTATATAGATACGAGCATTAAAAACTTTATTGATTTCTATTCCCATCTTTTATCCCTCCTTAACCTGTAAGCTTCTTCAACAGATTGATATTTATGACTTCTTGAAATGTAATTGTTTCAGCGGGTGGCGGTGGCATGATTTCATAATTAAACACAACTTGACCAGCTGCGAGCTGTGAAGGTGGATTGTTTTGTTTGAGGAAATAGCATTTTCCATCTACCAACGCACCCCTTCCGATTAGCGTTCTTATGAAAGCATTCACCATAGAAAGAACGCCATCTATAACCACCGTCAAAGGCTTGTCTAAAAATTGTAGCGTTGAGTATTCTATAGATTCAGCTATGATATCAGCTGTTCTTTGCACAGATATGAATGTGCTAGGGTCAGTGTTTGCTGGCCACGCAGCAGATCTATCACCCCATACTCTGTATCCAGTCCCAAAAGAATTGAAAACCGTCACTATGCCGTTTGCGTTGAGAATGTTTGTGTCTGTGGTCGGATTGTTGATAGCAGCTGTGATAGGTCGTTCTATACCTATTATGTTTTCTATCTCGTGGTTCGATGGAGACCACCAATACCCATAATCATTGTCTAC